GTCCACTTTTTGCGCATCCTTTCTTGGAGAACGACTACAGCGCATATGACCAGTCGCAGGTTGAGGCCTTGATGTGTTATGCTTTGCCGCAGGTGTTCGCATCTGCTGGGATACAGCGTGATGTCATTGAGACGCTTAAGACCGCAGCGAAGCAGGGTTTTAAGGCTAGTCGTGGCGGTTTGTCCGCAAAAGGGGAACCTCACATTCAGATGCCTACGGGTATTTCTGTGACGAGCGTGTGGGGAACCTTGGGGAACATTATAGCTTTTTACATGGCTTGTTTGAACCCGCACCTTTCTTTTGAAGAGACTGCTAGGAAATGTGGTTACTCAGCAAAGGTCCAATTTCATCAAAGACTTGATCAAGTGACGTTTTTGAAGGGATGGTGGACTTGCGCTGAGAACGCATGGTACTGGGTCAATCTTCCGTCGGCTTTGTTGAAGATGGGGAAGGTGTTCCGAGATCCGTTGTGCATTATGAGACCAAGTGGCGTCAGAGAACGCCGCAAGGCCACAGAAGCTGTGGCCGGAGCCGTTGCGGAAAGCCTTGTCTTTCTGCCGGAGGCTTATCCTTTGCTTGGGGCGTTTGTGAAGAAAATGAGGAGTCTAGGGGCATCTGCGGGTCAGGTGCCAGGACTAAATGATCCGTACATTGTGGAAAATCCTTACAAACTTTACGCCCGCGGGGTTGTTGTTGATCGCACCTTCTGTCTTGAACAGATTGAGTTGCGTTATGGCATCACTCGTTTGGAGGTTGAGGAGGCCGAGGCTCTCATTTGCAAGGTTGACAGACTACCAATGCTGGTTGCTCATCCAGCGTTTGTCAAACTTGCGGAGGCTGATTACCCACCGTAACTGGTGGGGATCGGGGGTTAATAGCCCCCATGGCCCGTCGTGAAAATGACGAAAACGAAAGCGCAGAAGGAGCGTGCCAAGGAGCGCGCCAAACAGGCGTTGCAGCCTCAGAAACAGGCTGGGAAGAAGAAGCAGCGGAACCGGAACCGCGGGGCAAATGCCGGGACAGCGACCGGCGCCGTGACATTGCCAGGGGCATACATGGCGTCGGTACCGCGCGTCGGGATGAGCGATTTGACGTCACATCGTCAGTCGTGGATCACAGGCCAGG